TGTCAGTTACAAATCAAATTTATTATTATGAAAACTACAAATGAAATTCAAAAGCAACTTGAAAGAAAGTCTGATGACTATTTAGAAGCGAAAGCAGAAGAGATAGTAAAAATCATCAAAGACATTCAAGAAGAGTGTAATGGTAGAGGAATGAATTACGATTACATTACAAATTGGAGTGAATGGTGCAATACTGCTGGACACGATGATGATAAACGAAATACTTTAAAAAGGTTTATCGAATGGAGTGGTCTTAAGCATAAGTTACACAGAGAACTTCAAATGAACTTCAAGGAAAAATTAGTTAGTAAACACACTAAAGAATTACTTTCCAAGTTAGAGATGTTCTAATAAATAAGAGGGGTGGTGAAGCCATCCCTCTTTATTACTAAATTATTTTGTCAGTTACAAATTTAAAAACTACAATTATGAAAGAATTAAAGAGAGATGAGATGATGCAATGGATATTGGATGTATTGACTCAAGAGAACAATGACAGAATATTCGTTGGAACATCTGAAGATTTCAATGGCTCTGAAGGAGGTATACACTTGTGTGGAGAATCTATGGATGAGTACAAGGGTGAGGTGATCTACGATTACTACTCTGAAGACTATGTGAATAGAGAATTTGGGGTACTCAATAAGTGGGAGAAAGAACTTAAGAAGAGAGGGTGGTACTCTGAATGGTACGATGCTGGTACAATAAGTTTGTACACAATTTAGAAGGAGGGCATCTATAGTAACTAAACTACATTTCCCATTATGTCAAAGAATAATTTGGATATAAACAAATTATACTATATATTTGCACAAGATATGAAAATAAGGTGTGTAATGAGTGGCGTATGCCGTACACACTTAATAAGAGAGAAATCATTTGCGATACCAATCTCTTACCTTATTTCCTAAAACAAGTGAGAGTCGTAAATAGTCAGTCGGCAAAAGACTCCATCAGCCGAGATGGATACTGCAGAACACGACTCTCCTTTTTATACTTGTTTGTAACGAGGGGATGGTAATGCGTACTTTAGAGGGCTTCGCAACCCTCCATCCCACTAACCAACTAAATTAAATTATTATGTCAAACAGAATTAAAGTGAAGAAAGACCTACTCGACAGAGTCGAAGATGGGTTAGATTATTTTTTAGGTTTCCGTATGGAAGAACTCAAGTCAGATGATAGGTACTACCTTGAAGCTATGTTTGAGTATATGGAATACTTGGAGAAGAAAGTTAATGAATTAACTAAAACTAAATAACTATGCCTAATCACGTTTATCACAACATTTCTATTGGTAGTGAGATTACCAAAGAAAGACAAGAGATTTTAGATGCTATTGAAGAATTGGGATGTATCTGTAGATACTACAATCCAATGCCTAAAGAACTTGAAGGAACTACATCTCCACAAAGAATTGGAGATACAGAGAACTGCACTATTACAGAAGCAAAGTCTGCCGAACTTAAACACAAGTACGGACACGACAATTGGTACGATTGGTGCAATGATAATTGGGGTACAAAGTGGGGATGCTACGAATTTGAGAAAGATGATGACCAACTTCGTTTTACTACTGCTTGGTCTCCAATGGATGAACTAATCATCAAGCAAATGGCTCAAGACTTTCCTAATATGTTTTGGACTTTCGAGGAAGAGACAGGATGGGGGGCTGAAATATCCATTGAAGGAGGAGACTTTATAGATGTTGTACAATATGATGAACCTACTTGGAGTGGAGAAGAAGAAATAGATTGTGGAGGAAGACTTCCAACAACACTAACTAAATTAGCACACCATCATCCAAACTTTGATGATGGCATCGGATGGTATGTCGATTGGAGCAAGGAATTTGCTGGAAAAACATTAGAAGAAGCTAAGGAATATGTTCTTAAAAACTGCTATCTATGAAAAGGAGTATAAGAAAAATCATATTATGGCGTAAAGTATTAATGGAGAAACTCAAGCCGTTCCCCAACAAACGATTAATACAAAAACTACAACAATTAATAGATAAGTTATGAATATATCAGATGCTATTACATTAATAGTGTGCATACTTGGTATTGCGTACACTTCTTTATATCTTTACTTTGACTATAGAGTACAAGTAAGACAGAAAGAATTTGAAGAACGAGTAGATAATTTTAAAAAAAATGAAGATGAACAGAAATAGTAGTAACAATACCTACACAAATGTTGTGAAGGATGAAACCAAAATTAAAGAAAACTTAGCAAGATTTCTTCATTCGTTGGGGTACTCTAAAGAGGGTATCGCAACGATGATGGAACTAAGTATAAGTAGAATTAACGAATATTTAAAGTAAGATGAAAAAAACAGATGAACTAATTAAGGAGGTAGCAAGAGAAGTAGTAATGTTGCTACTTGAAAAGAACAAAGCATATGGCGATACTGCCAATGATCCTCCAAAAATATTTTCAAAGCTTTCAGCGAAGGAAGGAATACTTGCACGAATAGATGATAAGCTAAGTAGAATCAAGACAATGGGACTCAACGATAAAACAGAGGATACAATGTTAGATCTAATTGGCTACCTCATACTATATAGGGTGCAATGCAGAAAGGAAGAAAATAAAAAAGTATAAACAAGTCTTGCTAAAGTTATATTAAAATTGTACATTAGCAGACTAATCAAATTTAATTAAATGAAAAAGGAAATATTCGATAAATATGCATTGGCTATTGCTAAGCAATTCCATTTATCTCTTGATCAAATGTTTGATAAAACACGAAGAAGAGATTGTGTAGATGCCAGGCAAATGCTTTACTATCTGTGTATGGAAAGACCTATTAGAATATCTTATATTCAGAGGTTTATGGAGGAGAATGGGCATTCAGTTACCCATTCAACTATCATACATGGATACAAGAAAGCTAAGGAACTGATAGATAGTGATACTGACTTCAAGGAACTAATATCAGACATTACAAATGCATAGTCTTACAGATTTATACAACGAAGCTTCTGATGATTTGGGCACCATACAAACCATTGACTACCACAAGGAATCATTTATTAAGTTAGGAGTAATGCTTAACAAGTATCCTAACAAAATTGAACTTATCAATACCACTAAAGGTGGAGATTACTTCAAAGAATTTACAGATGAGGAACTGATTGTTCTTACAAAGAATGGTTGGAAGAGAGGAGTCATACTACTTTCTATGATGAACTACAAAAGAAAGCTTCTTATGATTGAAAACAGAATACAAGATGAGATGAATACTCGAAAGAATGATAAGTACATCAAGAGTCTTAAAATATCAAGAGAGAAAACACTTAAAAAGTATTCTGCAAAACAAAAATTATTAAACAAATTAGATAAAAATGGATAAAAATTATTTTAAAAAGTTATCTTCTATTGAAATTAAAGATTTAATAGAGAAGAAAGGAAAGTTTAGCTACTTGTCTTGGGCAAGTGCTTGGAGTTTAATTAAAGAGCAATACCCTACTGCTCAAAGAATTGTTTACGAAAGTGAGCATACTGGATTGAACTTTTTTAGTGATGGAACTACGGCTTATGTAAAGGTAGGAATTGTTATTGATGCCATTGAACATATTGATTATCTTCCAATTATGGATTACAGAAATCAATCTATTAAGTTGGATAAGATTACATCAATGGATGTCAATACTGCAATTCAAAGGTCTACTGCTAAAGCTATAGCTATGCACGGATTAGGATTAAGTTTGTGGATAGGCGAAGACCTCAACAAAACTATATCGGAGCCAACTCCAGTGAAAGCTAAGTCAAAAGCTAAGTCAAAGACTCTAAAAACAATAGAATTGAACATAGATGATTCTAACTGGAATAAGGTTATCAAGTATATAGTAGATAATAAAGAGTTAGGCTTACCTAAAATTGTCAAGAACCTTGAGGTTAAATATAACATTAAGGCATCTGTTAAGAAAGAACTTTCAAAACACATATAATGAAAGAGCATTTAGAAAAGCTACGGCTTGATGAACATTATTATGGAGAGTATGGAAGGCAATGGCTTTCCAACTCTGACATAATAACTTTACTTAACAACCCAAAAGAATTTGGGGGTCAGAAGGAGATGACAAAGGCAATGCTAATAGGAAGATACTTCCATACTGCAATGCTTGAGCCACACAAGGTTCATACAGATGAATACAACTGCGTAGATGTTTCAAGTAGAAACACCAAGAAATACAAGGATGTATTAAAAAGTTATGGACTACCTCTTATGATGCTTAGTAAAGAAAAACAAGCCATTGATAAGGCTATGAAAACAATGAAGAACAACCTTGAGTTTTACGATGCCATATACGATGATAGTAATGAGTATGAGGTTCCAGCAGTACAAGAAATTATGGGTCTAAAATGGAAAGGTAAAGCAGATATAGTCACAACAGATTCACTTATAGATCTAAAGACTACATCCAATATAAAAGATTTTAAATACTCTGCACGTAAGTACAACTACGATAGTCAAGCTTATATATACCAACAACTATTTGATAAGCCACTGTTGTTTTATGTAGTAGATAAATTATCCTACGAGTTAGGAATATTTTATCCATCAGAAAACTTCCTTGAAAATGGAAAGGATAAAGTGGAACGAGCAGTAGAAGTGTATAACCAATTCTTTAGCGAGAATGCAATAGATAGTATAGATGATTACGTTGTTAGGGAAACTCTTTAAGAAAAAAAATAGTGTAGTATGGTTGCAAGTTCCAACCGACCATAAAACACGAGCCGAAGCACTTGAGTGCTATGAGGCAGTAACAGAAATGTTGGAGCAAATCTTATTAAATAAATAATTATGGCAGAAGAAAAAATCTATGTCGGAAATGGTAAGTCCAAGTTTGATGGACAACAAGTAGCAGTAAGCGTATGCTTATCAGACCTACCAAAAGAACATGTGTTTGAATACGAAGGGAAAAAGTATATCAAACTAATCGTTCAAGAAAGAAGAGAAGCTGATGACTATGGTCGTACGCACTATGTTGCAGTGGATACTTGGAAACCAGAAACAAAGGTAGAGAAGGCAACTCACACAGAGGATGCTGACCTTCCTTTCTAAATGGAAACTAAGATAACGAAAGGGGACTTCGTGTCCCTTTTCTTTTCTTTTATCAATGTTAAAATGTCAAACAGAAAGTTCTACTATATATTTATATATATATTTTTTTTACTACTAATACTCTTATACTATATATTTATTTTATTTTTAACATTTTAACATAAAAAAATATAAATAACTAATATAGAGATAGTTAGGTAAAAATAGATTAACACTAAATCAACACAGAATAAATGGAAATTACAATATTTAAAGATATTAAGGATACTTCACAACCTTTTTACAGAAAGGTAGATGTGGTATTAGAAAGAATAAAGCAAGGCTCTTCTCAGTCTTTGGTTAAACAGATAAGGAAGGAGAAGGATAAGCTAAAAAGAAATATACTAAAGCAATCACTACCAGCTATATGCTTTAGTGGTAAGTTCTCAAAGCGTAGCGATAATCATATTACAGAGCACAGTGGTTTGATTTGCTTGGACTTTGATGGATACAATACAAATAAAGATTTACTGGAGGATAAGGAGAAGCTATCAAGAGATAAGTTTATATACTCTGTGTTTATTTCACCAAGTGGTAAGGGCTTGAAGGCTTTGGTTAAGATACCTGGCGATGAAGAAAACCATAAGAACTATTTCAACTCACTTGAAAAACATTTCGATAGTCCATACTTTGATACTACATCAAAGAACATATCAAGAGTGTGCTACGAATCTTATGATCCTTTAATCTATGTCAATGATTTATCTCATACTTGGGATGTTATTGAAGAGCAAGAGCATCAAGAGTTAGTAAAGCATAGAGACATACCTACCATACCAATCACAGATGAAAATAAGATTATTGATATATTGGTTAAGTGGTGGGATAAAAAGTACGGTCTAAAAACTGGCGAGAGAAACAACAACATCTACGTATTGGCAGCGGCATTCAATGACTTTGGTGTAAACCAAACCTTAGCTGAGTACGTGATGTCCAACTACGAAAGTAAAGACTTTCCTTTGTCTGAAATAAAAAGAACTATCGAGTCTGCATACTCACATAAACAAAACTTTGGAACAAAGTATTACGAGGATGAGGATAAGGTAAATCAAGTAAAGCAAAAGATACGTAGAGGATTGTCTAAGAAAGAAATCAAGATTCAACTTGAAGAAACAAATGTAGAGGTGGACAATATTGATTCTGTATTGGATAGGCTGGAAGAGGAGCAATCCACATACAAGTTTTGGACTAAGAGTGATAAGGGTGTTATCAAGATAGTACACATACTATTCAAACAATTCTTAGAGGACAATGGTTTCTACAAGTTTAATCCACAAGGCAGTAAGAACTATGTCTTTGTGAAGGTTACCAATAACCTCATCGACCACACCTCAGAGAAAGAGATTAAAGACTTCGTATTAAACTATCTGTTGGAGGAGGAGGATACCAGTATATATAACTTCTTTGCTGAGCACACGAGATACTTTAGAGAAGAGTTTCTTACTCTGTTAGCATCCATAGATGTTTACTTTATAGAAGACTCTCCATCTTCAGCTTACTTGTACTACAAAAATTGTGCAGTCAAAGTAACTAAAGATGTTGTACAACCTATTGACTACTTAGATTTAGGTGGATACGTTTGGAAGGACCACGTGATAGACAGAAACTTTACTATCTGTGATGTAACTGAGTGTGACTTTAAAACATTCATAGAGAATATATCAGGCTCTCAAGAGAAAAGAATCAGGTCTATGTTCTCTACCATTGGTTATATGCTACACGCATACAAGAACCTATCGTATTGTCCAGCAGTAATACTTAATGATGAAGTAATATCAGAGACTGGTGATCCTGAAGGTGGTACAGGTAAAGGTTTATTTATGAAAGGCCTTTCTCAGATGAAGAAGTTAGTTGTTATTGATGGTAAAGCTTTTAACTTTGAGAAATCATTTGCTTATCAGTTGGTGTCAGCAGACACTCAGCTACTATGCTTTGATGATGTGAAGAAACACTTTGACTTTGAGAGATTGTTCTCTGTAGTAACAGAGGGTTTGACTCTTGAAAAGAAGAATAAAGATGCTATCAAGATACCATTCAGTAAGTCTCCTAAGATTGCTATCACTACTAACTATGCAATCAAAGGTACTGGTAACTCTTTTGTTAGAAGGAAGTGGGAGTTAGAACTTGCTCAGCATTATACCAAAGAGTTTACACCTCTTGTAGAGTTTGGTAAACATTTCTTTGGAGAATGGGATGAGAACGAGTGGTGCCAGTTTGATAACTTTATGATTAGTTGTTTGCAAATGTACTTGGAGAACGGATTACTCAAGAGTGAACTTGTTAATCAAGCATTGAAGTCGTTTATGAATACTACATCTAATGACTTTGCTGAGTGGTGTGGTGTATTTGGAAATCCTAACGAGTTACTTAGAATGGGTGAGGTTATTCACGTAAATAAACTTTACTTTGATTTTACTGAGGAGTATCCCGACTATGCCCCAAGATCTAAGTTCACTTGGTCGAGACAATATTTCTTTAAATGTTTAGTGGAATACAGTAAATATAAGTATAATTGCAAACCAGTAAGTGGTAGAGATTCTATTGGCAAGTGGATAAAGTTTGTACAAAAATCTCACTACAACAAACAAACAGAGATAAAGATATGATAGAGTTTAGAGATTATCAGAATGATATTATATCGAGAGGTACGGAAATTATCCGTACCCATAGGTTCTTGTATTTAGCAATGGAGGTAAGGACTGGAAAAACCCTAACGAGTTTAGGGATATGTTCAGAACTAAATCCTAAGAAGGTTTTATTTATTACCAAGAAGAAAGCTATATCAAGTATTGAATCAGATTATAATCTGCTTAACCCAAACTTTAAATTAACTGTAATCAACTACGAGTCAATGCATAAGCTTGACAAGAAAGGATGGGATATCATTATAGCAGATGAGGCTCATGGTATGGGTGCTTTCCCTAAGCCAAGTGGTCGTGCTAAAAAGTTTAAGGATTTTGTTTTTCATTCTAACCCTTATATCATTTTGCTTAGCGGAACACCTACGCCTGAAGCCTACTCACAAATGTATCACCAAGTGTATTGTATACCTAACAATCCTTTTAGAA